CGCATGACATTGAGCCCCTTGATGCGCCGATCATCGCGGCGATCGATGCCGTCCATTGCCCCGGTGATAGTCGCATGCAGCGCCTCGAGCGCCGCCTCGATCGCATCAAGCGCTTCATCGGTGACACGCGGCCGCTCGGCCGGTGCCGATTTCTTGTCGGATTTCATCATGATTTATTTCCTTTCAGGCATGAAAAAGCCCGCCAGCGGCGGGCCAAGCGGATTGAAAAAAGCGGCCGCCTAAATAAAGCGGCGGCGCGGATTGTCCGGCGTTACGATCACGCCCGCTGGAATCTCGGGCGTATAGGATCCGACCAGGCGCAAATTCGCGTGAAAGCCGGAATCCATGACGGGCGCCTCGAGCACCGGCCGATCGCCAGTTTCAGGATCCGCCTCACCATAGACCGCCGGTGTCACGACGACCGGCCCGATCAGGTCGAGCTCATAAAGCCCGGCGCGCGAAGTGATCCAGGCGCCCGCCGGTGCGAGCTCAACCTCGCCATCGGTCTGCGCCTCACTGGCCACCGCAAACGGCAGAGCCGCCTTGAGCGCGGCCTCGTCATCGCCGCGCAAATAGATATCCCGAAACATCATTAACCTCCTCTAGATGGTCACAAGCGCATCGAGCTCGTCATTGCTCGGCGAAGCGAAGAAAAAGCGCACCTCATGGAAAATGAGGACACCTGTATTGGCATCGACTGGCGAGCCGAAAGCGTGATTACCAAGCACGAGCTTTTCTAGATTGGCGGCCAGGGCTAGCTCGCCGGACCCATCTGTCAGAACCGCCCCGCCATCGGCGACAAGACGAAAATTATCGGGCTCAAGCCGGGCGGCAATCCGGCGGCGCTCGCCGTCGGCATAGGTGTCAGTTGCCGTCGTGCCGACCGTAAACGTCGCCGCGCGGCGCACGGCGAGATTCCAGCCCGACGAGGTGCGGCGCAAGTAATAATAATTGTCGCCGCTTGAAAGATCGCCGATGCCGAGCACATAATTATTCGTATCGGATTCCGTGTCGCCCTTGGGTGTCGTCACGTCAATAAGAAAGCCGAACGCCCGCTCATTGATGTCGAACCAATCGGCGAGATCCATTTTGAAAACACCGAGCGCGCGCGTCGAGGTGCCCGTCGTGCCTTCATCCGGCCGCGTCGGCATGGTCGGAAAAGACAGCTTTTCGCACATGGGCAAAGCGAGCTCGAACTCGCAATCGACCGCGCCGCTTGGGTCGTCGATATAAAAAACCGGCTGGCAATATGCCGCGTCGGACTCGGTGAAGGTGCGAGTTTGACAGGCCCGCCGCCAGCGGGCATCGAGCGTGAGCGTGTCGCCCGCGCTGGCCACAGTAGAGCCGCCTGAATTGCGCTCCATGAGCCGGATCTGTGGCGTGCCGGGCATCGTGCCGGATAAAACGCGGATATCATAATGCCCGGTAAAGTGTTCATTTTGCAGACCAGCGATATCGGCCGTGCCGCACAAGCCGAGCGAGGCGTCGCTTGACGCTGTGCCGCTCAATTTGATGCGCATGACGCGGCGCGCACCCTCATCATAGAGCTTTGTTACCTCCCACGTCATTCCGCCATTGGCCAGCGTCAACCCGGTGCCGAGACCGCCGCCCGAGCCGATCACACCGAGCGCGGCCCCGTCAAAGGCCGGATTCGGCAAGAGATTCGTCGTGCTGCGAAACGCACGGTGAAAACAGGATTCATCCGACAAAAGGACATTCGGGAGATATTCGCGCGCCGGTCCAGCCGGATCGCCATTCTTGCCCGACCAGGCCATCGAGATCGCACGGCTGGCCCGCGTGAACTGCACGCCCGCGCCGCGTGTCTCGGCGGTTCGGGTTGCGGTTGCGATCGTGTTTTCAGGCGCGGGCGCCGGGCTCGTCGCGACTAGGCCCGTTTCGACTTGCGGCAAGAATACATCGATTGTGAAATCCACGGCACCCGTCGAGGAGTGATAAATCATCGGTGTCACATTCGCCGTGTCGGCGTCGGCCAGCGTTGCCGCGTGAATATATCGCCGGTGCGCCTCATCAAGCGCGATGACAGCATGGCGATGATAGGCCTCAAACCCGCCGCCGCTGTCGCGCTCAATCAAGCCAATGCGAAAGGTGCCGGGATCCGTGCCCGCAACCAGGCGCACACCGCATGACAGCACAAATTGATTGCCCGACACCCCAGCGATCTCGGCGAGGCCGGTCATCTCTATCCACGTTTCACCGGAAAACGTGCCGGAAAAGCGTAAGCGCACATAATTCCAGTTATCCCGCTTCCCAAAAGCCTCAACCTCGATCTTGCCCCCGGCATAAGTGGCAAGCCAATTATCTGGCAATTTCCCCGCGCCGGAAATATCGCCGAGCTTGGCATTCAAAAGCCGCGAGTTTTCCACCAAATTCGTCGCGGCCGTTTCCTCGACCAGGACGCCCGGCGCATATTTGTCCTCGGGCGGCGCATTCCAGCGAACGGCATTCGCCGGACTTTCCCGCAGGACGCCGACGCGATCACCATCGCGAAAGCCCCAATTCGGCGAATAGGCCACGCCCGCGCGTGACACCTCGCATAGCAAAGCCGGATTGAGCACGGCCGCCTCGCCGAGATCTCCGAAACGGTTTTCGCGATAGCTGACCTCGCCGTCACGGCGCAACATCAAGCTCGATCGATCCGGCAAATCGGTGAGCCCGTCCCTGCTCGCAAGCTCGCGCGCCAGCTCGAGCGCCGTGTTTTTCACGCTCGGCGCATTGCCACCGGCGCCGCCACCGTCAACAGATAACGTCATGATTTACCTCTTTTCCGTGTTATCGATCGCGCAGCTCGAGCAGGTCGAGCGTGCGATAAAGGTCGCGCATCTCAAGCGCGGATCCGTCCTTTGTCGTCGTGCCCTCGCGGTAGTAGGTCGCGACGAGCTTGAAATCATAAGTGCCGGTTGGATGGCCCGTGACCTCGACCGTCCGGTAAAAGCCGACAATATTGACGAAATCCTCGTATTCCTGGCCGTTGACGCCCGTGCCCGCCGAGGAGATCGGGAGGCTCGTGATTTCCTCGCTCCAAATCTCGGTGCTGTCGCGCAAAAGCCGCAAATGCACCTCAATCGGAAAACTCGACTGATCGCGCGTGACGCGGAAAACGGGCACAACGCTCCCGGCGAGGATCGACCGCGCAAAGCCAAAATGAAGGCGCAGCACACTGCCCGCCTGCACGTCAAAATTTGTGACCTCGACAAGCGTGTGCTCGTCGGCATTGTCGCCGGACCCCGGCGAGCCGATATCCGCGCGGCTAAAATTGCCGTCGCCATTCGAGACGGCATTCGTCTCGAGATCACCCGTCCCCGCCTGGTCAAGATTGGCCAGGGCGCCCGCCGCCGAACCGTTCAGGAACACCTCGCCCGCATCGTCAAAGGCGAGCTTGCAATTGGCGATCGTCGGCGTGTCGGCGTCGTCATAATCGCCCGCCCATAGCATGAGCGCATCGGATCCAAAGGCCGGGCCGAGGAGGAGCGCGCTCGTCGGCGTGTCGAGATCATCGAGCACCCAAATCACCTCGTTAAAGGCGGCGATGCCGCCCGAGGCCTTCATGACGGTTTTCTCCTCATCCTCGCCGACGCCGAGATTGGCGAGCAGGATCTCGCTTGCCGCCAGGAACATCTCGGATCCGCCCGATTCCGACAGCATGCGCAAAATGCCGGGCGCGCCGCCCGAGGCGGCCGTGATGATCTCGAAAAACGCCCGCGCGACCGGATTGTCGGGATCGGATTGATCGACCATCGCCCCGGCCAGGACATCGACCAGGGCCGACAGGCCAGGCGAGACCGTCGGCACGCCGTTGATCTCGTCCTGCACGTCATCGACATCATCGGACAGGCTCGAAAACCCGGCATTAAGCGACATATCGAAAGCCGCGATCGCGCTGTCGGTGTCGGCCGCCGTCATGTAGTCGGCCTCGATGTTCGCGACGGCCGCTTCGGCCGCATCGACATCATCGGAGAGGCCGGAAAACACCGCATTGAGCTCGAGGTTGAAAGCCGCGATCGCGCTGTCGGTGTCGGCCGCCGTCATATAGTCGGCCTCGATCACCGCCAGGGATCCATCGAGCTCGGAATAAAGCCGCTCGGACAGGCGGGCGATCGCCCGGCCGTCCTCGACCAGGACCGCAACCGATTGCTCGATCCCGGCCGACACACCCGCCAGACTTGCCGTGAGCGCATCGAGACGCCGCGCCAGGGCGCGATCGGCCGACGCTGAGGCCGTCGCATTCGAGAGAATATCCGCCTCGGCCTGGTCAATATCCGCTTCGGCCGCATCGACATCATCGGAGAGGCCGGAAAACACCGCATTGAGCTCGAGGTTGAAAGCCGCGATCGCGCTGTCAGTGTCGGCCGCCGTCATGTAGTCGGCCTCGATGTTCGCGACGGCCGCCTCGGCCGCATCGACATCATCGGAGAGGCCGGAAAACACCGCATTGAGCTCGAGGTTGAAAGCCGCGATCGCGCTGTCGGTGTCGGCCGCCGTCATATAGTCGGCCTCGATCACCGCCAGGGATCCATCGAGCTCGGAATAAAGCCGCTCGGACAGGCGGGCGATCGCCCGGCCGTCCTCGACCAGGACCGCTACCGATTGCTCGATCCCGGCCGACACACCCGCCAGGCGCGCCGTCAAGGCATCAAGGCGGCGACTCGTGCCCAGATCGACCGCATCAAGCCGCGCCCGCTCGGCCTCAAGCCCGGCCCGCAAATCAGCAGCGCCGCTCGACATGGCCTCGGCCGCATCGTCAATTTCCGCTTGAGCCGCATCTGCATCGGCCTGCACGCTCAAAATGTCGGACTCGGCCGCATCGATGTCGGACTCGGCCGCCGCGATCGCCGCCTCGGCCGCGTCAAGGTCAGCGATGATCGCAATATCGGCCACCTCAAGCGCATCGACACTTGCCTCGAGGGCCGCATCCGCATCCTCGATTTCCGACCGCAGCAATCCGCCGACCGCGTTCGAATCCGTTGCCTTGACGATCGAGGGAATCGACACGGCCGTCACCTCGGCCGGTGTCGCCGAGACAACGCCGCGCCGCGTTCGGAATGTGAACCGGACATCGACACTCGAGCCCGACCAGTTGATCACCGGAATCGACTTTTCAGGCGCGGCGGCCGGGATCGCCTCGAGCACGCGGTAATTATCCGCCGAGGAGCCCGCCGCCTTGATCTCGACGATCAGAAACTCGACATCGAAATCCTCATTGGCATCGGCATTGACACTCAATGCCGGGATCTGCGCGCCCGAGCTCGCCGTGAGCGTCTCGCCGACCGCCGTGACATTTTGCGGCGTGCCGATCGCCTCGTCGGCCGACAGGCCGGTGATCTCGAGCGGATCGGAAATCCGGCCATCAAGATCGACCGCCTGGATCCGCGCATCATACTCCTCGCCCGGCCGCCCTGGCGGCAAGACCGCAAGCCGCTCGCCCGGGCCGATATCCGGCAAGGCGACATAATCACCCGCCGCACCGCCGGCCGGCGTTTTGCGCCAGGCCAGAGCAAAATGGTCAATGTCATCGGCGACGCCGTCGGGATAGCGAAAGCGGATATAAATGCCCTCGGCGTCGATCGAGGTAGCCGCAAGTGTCGGCGCGGCCGGGCGCCGCTTGAGCGGCGTCGTGATTCCGGTGTTAAAGGTCGGGATCGTGCCGTCGGCGGCCGTAAACCGCCCCGAGGCCTCAGCGACGCATTCAATCTGCGCCTCGTGACGGCCGCGCGGCGAGATATTCTTGACCAGGACCGGGATCGTCTCGGTTTCATACTCGCCAAAGGCGACGAGATCGCCCTCGGCCGGTGCGCTGGCCGCGTCATGCGGCGAGGCAAAGGTGAGCGTGCGCGTTGCGCCCGCCTCGGTATCGACGGCGGCGGAATCCTCGACCGTGACGACGCCCTGCGCATCGATTGTGCGCCAGCGCAGGCCGTAGGATTTGCCGCCTTCCATCTCGACCGGCGCATCAAGCGTGAGCGTCACAATGTCGCCGCCGCCGTTTACCGTGCGCGACACGACGCGAAACGATCCCAGGCCGACGACAATGACATCATGCTGCAAGACGGCCAGCGAGCCGAGCGTCACGGCCAGGGATTCGACATCCTGCTCGAACGTAAAGCGCTCGGTTTGTTGCACCGCCGTTGCCCATAGGAACCGGGCGAGCTTGTAAACATGATCGGGATCGGTGACACCGAGGAGCTCGAGGCGTTCGAACATGGTCGCGATCGATGTCTCGCCGGATCCGTCGGCCGAATAGCCGTCGGCGTAAACAATGCGCTCATCGGTGCGATAATCCTCGTCGCGATTGGAAAACTGCACCCGGAGCGCATGCACTTCGCCCGGGAAAGACTTGCTCGCGCGGAAGCCGCGCACATTGCGCGGCGTGAACATCTGCACCGGCCCCTCGGCACGCGGCGCATCGATCACGAACGTCCATTTGCCGTTAATCTTCGCCGGACGGCACCGGCCCGCCGCGCAAATGACCTGCAAGAGATCCTCGCGGCGAATATCATTCTCGAGAATGTAATCGAATGCAAAATCCTGATCGGCGCACCATCGCCAGAAAGCGGCGAGCGACGGCCAATTGATCTCGTCATCGCTGGCGGGAAAATCATTTTGCACGCCCTGCAAGGCGAAAAGCGCCAGATCCGCCGGATTCCGCGTGACGCCCTCGGTCTGCCAATTGGCCTCGGTGACGGTTGAAAGGTCGGGATCCGCCGCCTCGGCGATCGCCGTGTCAAGCATCGGCGCGCGGCGCTTGGCAATCCAGTTGATTGTATCGACGACGCCGGACAGCTCATCGCTCGCCTTGATGCGGATCGCGACCTCGGCGTGATCATCATTCGGATTCGGATCTTTCGGGCTGATCGACAGCAATTCGGAAAAGCGCACCTCGTCGGCGACCTGGTCATCGCTCGAGGGCGTGTCGGTGCGCGTGATGCGCACCTCGTATTGACCGGCGGGCACGGCGGCGCGCAATTCCCGCGCAAACGGTTTGCCCGGCTCGGAGCGCGTGTAAGTTTGCGCGCCCTTCGGCGTAAGCACGTCGAGGCCGTTTTTCCAATCCTCGATGCCCTCATAATCGCCGAAATAATTGATGCGATCGCTATCGCCGGGAATCGCGCCGTTTGATTGCCCGCTATCGGGACGGTAATCGATCCAGGCCGTGTCGCCGACAGGGCGGTATTCCATGAGAATCGTCGAGGAGGCCTGCACATTGCGGCCTTTATTGTCCCGCCCGCCGAGGCCGATCGGCCAATCGATGACCGCGACGATTTCGGTGCAATCAGCCTGCGTCGTGCGCACAACCGGATCGCCGGGCCCGTCGAGCGTCGCGCCGACCGCCTCGACAAACGGATCGGACGCATAAAGCGTGACCGGCGGATCATCCGGCGTGAGGCGCGCCTCATATTCAAACCCGGCAAAATTGCTCGCGGCCGTCTCGCCGATCTTGATGTCGGAGATCTCGAGCGGCATCGGCCCGGCCGACAAGAGCATGCGCAGATACACATCGTCGCCGACATATTCCTTGTAAGGCAAGCCCAGGACACGCGGAAAAATCCGGTGCTCACCGAAAGGCACCTGGACAAGGCCGAACGGATCCGCGCGGTTGCGCGCGCCCTCGATCGAATAGGTCGGCGATGGCTGATCGCGATAGGCCGGGCCGGACAAGGGCAAGGGCACGATCGCATTGATCAAGAGATTGCCGACAACCGCCGTTGCGGCCGCCGCCGCCGTGGCCACCCATTGCGAAGCGATCGCCCCGCCCGCCCCGCCGCCGATCCAGGTGGCCAGCGCAATCACCGCGATTTGCAGGACGGTGCGCAGGAATTTATTGCCATCCTCGCCGCCGCCCGCCGGGCGCACCTTGATCGTGATCACCGCGCCGGGCTTCGGCCGGATGCGCGGCCAGGCGGCACGTTCGATCAGCTCGCCGCCGAGCTCGATCACGGCATGCGCGCGCAGCACCGGATCCGGCAAGGCCTTTTCGGCCATCTCGGCCAGGCTGGCGCCCTCGAGCGCCTCGACCAGGCGCGGCGCGGTCTGCGCAAACGGCCGGTCGGATACGCTCGCGCGCAGCATGGCAGGCGAACGCCATTCGCCCGGCGGCGCGGACACGGTCAATTGATCGTCACGCGGGCACATAAAACCCCTCGATGCGCTTTTTCCATTGCGGCGAGCTCAGATCCTCGATGCAGGTCGGCGTTTTGCGATCGACGTGCAAAAAGCGGCCATTGCCCAGATAATGACCGACATGCAGCGGCCGCCCCTGGATGTTGAACAGGATGGCCGCACCGGGCACCGGCGTTTCAAGGCGCCGCGAGCGGATCTGGCCGCCCGCATTCGTCGCCAGCGCGCGCGCCTGCACGGCATGACGGGCCGCGCGGTCCTCGGCGAGGCCAGGCGCACGCAAATGCGCCAGGGCGGGCAGCTCGACGCCGTAATGATGCGCCAGGCAATAGACGTGAAGCCCCCAGCAATCCCAGCCGGTCGCGGGATCGGCGCCGCCCCATCGATAGGCCGCGCCGATATAAGGCGCCGACCAGCCGGGCGCGGGCTTGGCAAGACAGATCGCGGACATGATCAGAACAGGGCGGGCGCCTCGCCCGGCGTGAACCGCCAGGAACAGCCGGGCTCGTCATGGTCGCGCAAGGGCGAAAGATCCGCGCTCACCTCGAACTTGTCCCAGGACGCCGAAGCCAGCACGAGATCGCCGAGCTCGCGCTCGATCGTGTCGGGATCGGAGGCGAGCACGATCTGCACCGTCACCGTCGGCGCGGTTTGCAGCTCGCGGATCGTCTGCGCGATCTGGCGATCGACATTGTCGATGCGGATCCGGCCGATACCCGCGCCCTCATTACCCTCATCCGGCGCGACATAATCGAACGGGAAGGCCAGAAACGCATCGCCGTTCGAGGTGATGTTTTCGGTATTGTTCACAAAGCGCAACGGCTCGGCGAGATCGGCATGCTCGATCGTCAAGAGCACAAGCCACACCTCGCCCGTCGCCTCGGCAAAGGCGCTTTCCTGAAACGGTTGCGACGGCATTCTAGCGCTTGAACCTCAAGGCGGCGGTCACTTCGATCTTGCCGCTCGGCCGCTTTTTCGCACGCGGCGCGGCCGAGCCGATAAATTGCGCCGTGACCGCGTCGCCGGTGAAAGGC